TATAGGTCGCATCCACCGCCTGCTGAATCTGCTCCAACCCCTTCTCGTCCAACGGCTCGTTACTATTTGCCCGCGCCTTCTCTTTTCCTGCGCGGACAACAGTTACGCCAATGCCCTCTTTCTTCATCTGTTCGCTGTACTCGTAGTGCGTCGCAATCACACCAATCGAACCGATCATTGAGGTTTTCGTTGCCACCACATCACCGGCAGAACTGGCAAGCCAATAGCCAGCAGACGCCGCATTCTCGGCAAACGCCGTCACAGGCTTCACCGTCGAATGGATATTGCGAATCAAATTGGCCGTGTCCGCGACCCCGGACACCGACCCACCACCCGTCGAAAGATCGAGCAGGATATGCTTCACGTCCGGGTTCTCAGCCGCAACCACAAGCGCGTCCCGAATTTCCGGGTATCCCGTCATACCGAACATGGCCAGCCAAGGTGAATCGGAATTGACCAGCGGCCCGTGAATCTTGATGGTCGCAATCGGCCCATCCATTTCAAGCAGGCGAGGTGCTGCCGGTTCATCCTCGTCGCACATCGAAGCGCGAAGCTCCACGTCCGCCGAAGATTTCAGCGTATAGCGCAAGGATTCTTCCGAACCCGCCCAAAGTTTGTCGTCAATTAACATATTCACCTCTATTGAAATCTTCAACCGACGCACCTAACTTCTTACCGCGCCCCTGTGCAGGCGTATCGGGCGCAAGATTCTTGTTCAACGCCGACCCGTTATTGCTCGGATTTTCCGGTGTAGCCGCCTGCCCCTGCGTGTGCAGGAACATCGTCCCCGCCTTCGCCACATACCCATCTGGCGGCAGCGACCCGGTGAGTTCCAAGCACGCCTCCTCGTCCGTAATCATCCCCAGGCTCAACAACTGCAAGACGTTATGCTGCTTCGTCTGCGTGAAGGCTAGCAACTCATTGTCAGGGCGCAGGTCAATCGGATCGAACTCGAACTGCACCACCACATCGAACCCGAACAGGCGCACCGAAAGCGTCAAGGCGCGGCTCCAGAACTCCTCCACCGGAGCCTTCACAGCCCCCGTAGCCGAACGCAGGAACAACATGATTTCCGACGACGCAATGTTCGAGCTACCCGACGCGAACCCGAGCACCGTCCCGTTCGTCTTGCTTCCCGTAGCCAGTCTTGCATTCGCAATCTCTTGCAAGACCTTGTACTCAGCCGACAACCCGGCATTGCTCGCATTCTCGACATTGAACTCCAGTGACGACAGATACACCAGCGCGTCTTCAGGATTCAAGCCGTTAATCTTCCCTTCCACCTGCGAAATGATCGAGTTCAACTCCTCGTTCGCCTTCGCCGTATCCGACTGCGCCTCAAGGGATAGATTCTTCCTGATCCTGTCCTCGTCCAGCTTCACCTTCTGGCGCGGGTGTATCACCTTCTTCACGATCCTGGTGATGTCCGAGGCAAACGTCTCCGAATAGATCACCGGCTTCACCGCGCTCTCAATAGGCGACTCGCTATACGGCTCAAGCAAACTCTGGTCAAGGGTGCAGTAGATGAACGTCGGATAGTCCAGGTCAATCGTCTCGCCCGCGATCTTCTGCACCGGGCGCAGACTCTTATCCTTCACATCCACGATAAATTCCACCTGCGTCGTACTGATCGGCTGCACCCGCTTGGGCAAGCGCGACTTATCCAGCACAACCTCGCCACAACACGAACCGTACATGATGAGTTCTTTGGCCAGACTTTCCGACACAGCCCGCACCGACTGCGGCCCCGTAAAGCCGTCCGTGTTGTAATCGGGCAGGAAGTTGAACCGGGTAATCAACTGCTGCACCAACTGCGTCGCTTCCCGATTGAACGAATTGTCCAGGTTCTTTGCCACAACCTTGTAATTCTGCGGCAGCCCAAGGCGCAGGTACGCCCACACCGCCGCACTCAAATCCGGCGACGCCGCGCAGAAGTCACGGATAACCTTCCGCGTACTCCCGCCCGCCCGCAACGTCGTCGTATCGGTATTGGCAAGCCGCCTGTCCGAAATCTGAACAGGGTTATCACTTTGCCGTGTCGTCGTCACATACGACGGCAACGACTGCGACCCCGGCTTCACCTTGGGAGGCGCAACCGGAGCCAACGTCACCGCAGCGAACAAATTTTTCAGCGTATCAAATGCGCTCATTCGCGGCCACCCGAAGAATTTTGCGGCAAGACTACCACAATTTCAACGAATTATACACGTTCAACCTCAGCGGAACAAAACCGGAACCTTTGCGGGAACCGGATCAATCATACTCATGGACGCGGAACGTACTAACAAGCGGCAGCACCCCGGCAGAGACATTCGCCGTCCCAAGAATATGCGATGCCAGGTACGCATAGGACAGGGCGAACCAATAGTGATCTTCCCCCATTTCCGACTTCATCCACTTGAACTCGATCTTCTGCGCCTTCGCGCTCCAGTCTTTCACCCGTCGCATATCCGTGCAATGCTGCACAAACAACTCATCCTGCGAGCACGACTTCTTCGAGAACTGCCCTGAGCGAATGAACGCCATCAGGGAATCGAACGTCCGACCGCGAGACACGTTGATCTGGCGCAACTGTTGCAAGCCTCTGGCGTCGTCCTCGTCCCGCTGCTTCACCGTAAACAACTCGATCCCGCGAAAATCCGTATATACCGACGCCCACAGGTTCGGGTCACTCGCCTGCAAGCTCAACACCAAATCCGTATACGGCAGCGAGTCGATCACTGCCGACCGCACGCGATATTGCAGGCGTAGAGCGTTGTACCTCTCCTTCAACAACTGCAATGGCACCGCCTCCGCATGCACCACCTGCATCGCCCCGTCCCAAGCCAGACGCGCCACCACCACATGACACGTCTTGCCCAAGTCTATCCCCATCACACACGCCCCGGACTCCATCAGCGTCGTCGTACAGGTCGCCCGCACCTCCTCCGGCGACAACACCGACTCACTGCTGTAATACGGAACACCCAGGTTGAAGTTGATGAAATCGGCTATGTTCGCATACTGCGTCGACGCCTCGATCAAGTAACCAGGCGTGATAATTTTCGGCGCATCGAACGGCGACACCTGAAACCCCTCGGCCACATAATTGTCATCTGGATTCTCGCAAACCCACTCGCGGTACGCAGGCGACAAGTCAGGCTTGCCACCGCAAGACGGGCATTCCACATAAGCGTGCTCGTAGTCATGCAAGTGCAAGGTGCGCTTCGTTATATCCCGCAAGTCCGTACGCGAAATACCTGAAGGCGTCGACGAATCAGGCACACGCACATGCTCGTAATAATCAGGTATGAAACTGTGATTGCAGTGGCAACACTTCACGAACATGAAATGACGGCGAGAACGCGCAAACTCGAAATCAATCCCCTTACCAGGCACAGTCGGCGTTGACAGTTTGAACTTCATCTTGTGTTCTGAGTGCGTCAAGCGCGATTGATACTGCGATATTACCATCGAGTCTGAAAAGTCAAGTTCGTCGTGCACCAATATGGACGCCGGGATTGATATGGGCGCGTTCGTTGACGCCGCCCCTTTCAGGTACAGATAACTCGTCCCCAACTGCTTCACATCCACGTTATCAATATCCGTCACCAGACTTTTCAGGAACGGCGACTCGTTTATGATCGGGTTCACCCGCGTTTTCATCAACGTGGCTGCGAACGATGCTGTGGGCAGCGTATAGATTGCCGTAAAGTTCTTCAACATACCACATAGAGCAAGCGTTTTCCGTACTGCAAGCTCCGTGATACCCACCTGTGAGCACTTTCGCACCACAACCTCTCTTGCGCGGCTGTCAAGTATGCGTTTCTGATACTCATGGTCGTGAAAACTGTAGTGTTTTCCGTTGATGAACGTGTTTTCTTCAATCCAGCGCGACACTTCGTCAAGCGATTTTGCCTGATTCGCGCCCATTTTCAGGCGTTGCAAGTGCTGTTTGAATAGGTTTTTCGACATTTTTTGTGGTGTTTTTCGGCGGTGCGTTACATCAAGCCGGCTTTCGCGGCCAAACGCTCGTATTCAGCGAAAAATTCCTCTTGCGCGGTCTGCGGCAAGGTCTTCAACACCTCCACGAGCACCTGTTCCATCAGCTTCACCGTCTCGCCACGTTGAATTTCCTCCTGCAACTTGAGGATTTGCCCGAGCGTGGTTACGACCGAGTTCGCCACTTGCGCCTTTTGATTGGCAGGCGTCTCGTCATCGAATAGCACCTCGTCCATCAACTCCTTCGTCTTTGCATACTGCTCAACAAGTTCGCGTTCTATGTTGAGTTCAGCGAGAGAGATTGGTTTGGCGTGTTCCGTCGTTGAGACGGCAGGGGCGCGAGCATGGGCGCGAGCAGGGGCGTTTTCCTGCAAGAGCTTTTCAAGTTGATCTTCTATGTTTGACATTTTTGTTCGGTAGGAGATTGTTCGGGAATTATAGATTGTATTTGGTTTGGGTGGGTTGTGGGTTGGTTGGGGTTGTG